TTTTTTTTATCACTTGTTGGGGGTGCGTAGTTTTGTTATCACTGCTAAACCAACGAAACGCAGCGGTAGATGCCACAACCTACAGAGAAACGTCTACAGTCACTATGGATTCAAATGCAGTGTCCCACAATGCCCGCGGTATGCGCGGCGCAAGCATTGTGGCATTGTCGCGGCCCCGATTTCTCTTTGCGTTCACCCGCTGGAAGCCCAGGATGCCATCGCAAACAGAAATGTAACAATCGACCAGATCAGGTTCCCAAATTCCGTAAACGGAGTGGAGAAACGATCCCAGCCTGTCGGGGTCAATAGTCCTAGCCTCAATAGTCATAGTGCGCAGTTCCTCAGCAGTATACTTGTACGCCATGGCCTGATTTCTCATATCTAAGTAAGGCGTTGGCGACATTTGTTCGGCTGTTTCCAAAAGGAGAGTTCGTAACGTGGCTATGTGGCGATGTTCATAGGCGGCGGATAGCAACTTGCCGGCCATGTAATCCTCATCGCTGACGGCACGGTTGTAGTTCGACCGAATCGGCAGCTTAGACACCACACGCCCAAAAGAAGGTACGGGGAAGGTACGATCAACACTAGGCACGAACCTCTTGCGTAAGAACGTCGCTTGTTCACGTTTCTCCACAACCTTAGGTTCACAGTCCATGCCCGTGTCTGTGCTAACTATCTCGTAATGCATAGACAGTGCATTACGATCACCGACAGTATAGGTCAAATTATCGTCCCCATAGATCAGCGTGGTACTACGGTCTATCCCGGCTCGCTCCAATGCCGCAAGTGAAATGCATCCGTTGACATATCCGTTGCCGGTGGTAGTGGTAACCTCACCCGACCAACGTTGCCCCTGCACTTGCCCCTTAACACCGTACCGTGTGAACACCCTCACACCGGTGTTAGAAGCGAACTCCCGTATGAACCATGCTGGCCCGCCAAGTTTGTAATAAAACATGGCTTCCTTTTTACGAACTCCGGCAGGTTGGGTTCCGTCGTTGTTCTTGAAATCGTTCTCAAGGGCTTCTCCCGGGGTATTGTGCACTATTTCCGCTATCTCGTCTGCAGTCATCCCAACGCAATAGATCACTTCATTCCCAGTGTTCTTGGGATTAGTGCGATTGAGCTCCTCTGCAATACGACGCGATAGATAGTATATGATGGCGCCCATTGTAAGGTTGTACATGTCGCCGCCCTGATAGACGACGCGTGGCTGGGCACCACTATATTTGATCAAAGCCTCCGATTTAGCAAACACCACTTTGTCCGTGTATCCAGGCAGAGTGAAGTCCTGCGAATCAAGCAACACCTGCAACCTCTCCCGCTTTTGTCCGCTCATCTCACTGAGATAAGCATCCACCATGCCCCGATCAAGACGTATCTCGTCCCTCTCATGGACCTTACCCATGAGAATTTCATGCCCCCTATCAAAGAGGGCACCAACGTCGTCCTGAGGCTTGTGGTCACAGCGCTTCTTTATAGCCTGAAGAGTAGCGCCCTCAGATTGCGCAACGACCTGGATTGGGACGCCCTCCACAAGCGCACCCTTAATAGGGTGGGACGTGCGTGGGGGGTCAGTAGTCCTAGTGACGTTAACCTGAGGCTTCAAATTGAGGTAC